AGAGTAACCTCCAAATGGGTTGTCTTGAGAGTGGAAGTAGTGAATTGAAGCATTACGTTTTTTGCTTCGCTGGACGTATGGGACAAGCTCCTTTTTAAGTAATTCAGCTTTGCGAGACTCGATAATAGTTGCTCCATCAAGATATTCCTTGATTACTTCTGTCCAACCATCAATAGGCGTGAAGGTAACCAGCATCTTGGCATTTCGAGTAGCCAATCGAAAGCGGAGAGTATTGATTAGTTCTGGGCCAAGAAGATACTCATCAAGCCAGACTCCAACATTGTGCCAAGTTGGGTTTCTACTTCCCAATTCAGCACCTTCTAGGATGGTTGGGTTATTCTGATATTGTGAATAAGTCTTGAAGATGATCTGACTCCCATTCGGCAGGATCAATGACGAATCCGTAAATCCATTCTTCTTTGTGTAGCTGATGTAAGCATTGGCCGAAGTCTGCTTTGTCTTCATCTCAGCAGGAAGCCAATCGTAAACCGCGCTTTGTTGCTGGCGGATCGAGACTTCAGAGGTTTGAGCGAAGCAAAAGATTTCAGATTTTGGATTCTCAACTGCTGCACGAACAACGGAGAATGCACCCCACTGAGTTTTCCCGCTGCGATTCCCTCCCAATGCAAGGATTTCATTTACCTCATCGAGTTGTTCTTCAGCTTTAATCCAGTGAGGAAGTCTAAATCCAAAGCGATAGGGGTCTTTCTCTGAATTATCAATGGCTTCATGGTACGCCTTATGAAGATCCACAAGCTCTTGTGGTTCCATGAGCGCAATCTCATCGTCGTTTGGAGGCAATAGAATCTGATGCTGTTTCCAAATCATTTACTTAAATATAAAGAATTTTCAGAACAAAGAATTTGTTTTATGTCATATACTGAATAACAAAACTCACAAGTGTATGTATTATCCTCTTTGGGAAATGAACCTCGATCACCAGAACATAATGACAATGAATACTTCTTGCAGTAACTGCATTTTTTTCTACTGCGTTTTATTTTTTTATTTAATAAAATATCTAAAATTTCTGCATTTTTTGCTTCAGAGACATAATCTGCATATGCTCTGCACATACATTTTTTTTGAAATCCATTTTTATTTGTTATTAAATACCTATAATTAAATTCATCAATATATCCATTCTCAATAGCGTAATTCATTTGAGAAGTAATAGGCTCGTCAATTATATCCATTATTCAATAATTTCAGCTTCGATTGCTTGGGATTTAATCCGTTCTGCAATTCTTGCTTTGGTTTCAGCAATCATCTTCATTGCGTCATCAATGGATGCTCCCTTGCGATGCTCAATAACCATTCCAGCCATTCCTGTCAACTGAGCTGCTTTATCGGTCATAATCCCAATAGTAAGAGCCAGTTTGTCTGGAGAAATCTTAGATAGAGCATCTGAATCATTGGATAGTTGTTCAGCTTTTTCAAATAACAGGTCAGTGTACTCTTGGGCAGCAATCGCATAACGCATTGAGAACTCCTTACGCTTTGTCTCAAGCGTGTCATTATGTCTCCATTCAAGTTTACGAATTGTTTCATGCCCTAGGCCAGTCTTTTCTGAGATTGATTTAATCCTTGCGCCTTGAGCCAGCATCCAGAGTGCTTGTGCAGCAACCGCTGGAGCATAGTGTTCAACTGAACCCCTTGGGAGATTCTTGGCTCTTTCTTTAATCTCAAGAAACCAAGCAGATTTCTCCTCCCTTGTGTTCTTATACTCGGTTGGTTGTGTTTGAGTTTCATCGGTCATTTGGCTTTTCTAGTCTTAATCTCAAGTAAAAGCAACTCTTTTTAAAGGTTCTTATTACAAATCCTTAATTTGTTCTCCCATTCGATTCATCTTTGGGGCTTCCGGAACAAGGTTGTTACGCAAATTATAATACGAATTAGTTCCGTATGGTATTGCTACATCACCAGTCCAGCGAGTTGATGCATCAAGACGATCAAAAGCAAAGGTTCTATAAATACCAGTCTTTTTGGTCATACCCATTTGAGCTAATAATGGATTGTTTGCCATCTGAGCTTCTGTCTGAAGTCCTTGTACTGAGTTCACAAACCTTTTTCTTTTTTCCCAGTTTTTAGGGTCTTTGCTTTTGAAGTAATCATCAGTTGCAATGCCACTATTCTGTATTTCAATTGATTTTTCAATATCAGCAAGAATGTCAGCTTCTGTCATTTTTAGTTTTTTGGCAATATCATGCTTGGCATTTCTTCTTACATTTTCTGCAAGCTGCCTCAAATCCATAGCCTCAACCATCAACCTGCCATTTTTAAGAATCCATTGAGTAGGCTTAACCCTATTAACAGTAGCACCATTAAATTGAACTGATCGCCCTTGCTGTATTGGTTTGTTCACAAAAACAAAAGGATTATTTCCTTCAAATCCATACTGAATGGAAATTGCTCTTCCGAATTCTCCATTATCAATAACTCCTGCTTTTTCAAGTTCAGCTAGATGCTCTTCGGTAAGGAATCCAATTCCGTTTCCTTTTTCATCTGGAATCAAGACATTGTTTGGCAATGGTTTGCCGTTATCTGTGAATCTTTTATTAACTCTGTTAATGGCTTCTTTGCCATTGTAATGAGATGGATTTGATGATTCTGGGATTTCAAACGATTGTTTGATTTTGCTGCTTGGCCTTCCAGCACTTTCATTATACATCTTTTTAATCAGGCTCTTCACCTCTGGAAGCTCTCTCATTCCGTTGGCGAGGAATCCGCTTCCCATGACCATGCGTCCAGATGAATCTGTTGCTCCACCCAACTTGAAGTGCATTGCGTTAATAATTGGTTCCGCCGAAAGAACTGAATCAAAAGCATTTGCCACTTTCCGTTGAAGAGGTGTTTTTCTTGAAGCCTTGTAGAGTTTGCCAGATTGGACATCCTCAAAGAAGCCTTGCGCTCCATTATCAACAAAGAATTCTTGCGCCGCTTGTTCAACAGTGATTGGTTTCTTGCCAGAGCCAACCATATCTTTGTTGTAGTTTTCGTAAAATTGTTGAAATTCTGGATCTAATTTGCCTCTTGAGTCTCGCACAAGTCCAGACCTGCCTTCAGAACCAAGCATTAAACTTGCAACCGCGCCATCAGCTTGATGTCTAAACAAGATTGAGTGAAGAGCCTCATGGGAAGCGACGGCTCGAATAAAACCAGCTCTGTCATTAATGTTCACTTCAATTTTATTTGTGAATGGATCAACTTTACTGCTACCAGATGTTTTGATTTCCCAATCATAAACTTTAGGATAAGCAGCATCAAATGAAGATATGAATGTTTTTAGCTGATTATCTTTAATGCCATCAAATGAAGCAAGTTTTTCTGGGGATTGACTTTTTAATTTCTCCCTATAATTGAATTGTTCGTTTTGTTGCTTTGTTTTCCAATTAGATTTTCCTCCAATAAGCCTTTCAAATGGTCCAAATACTAAGGCGTAAGTCCCAGCATTTTTCATTGCTTCTGGCGTAAGACCTTGTTGGTTTATTGTTTCATACGCAAGAATTGGAGGAAAACTTTTTGCTGCTGAAGCAACCCCTTTCACGATTGGTGTTGTATTGTTTAACAGCCCAGCAACCGCACCACCAAGACTTCCAACTTTTTCATTTGCAGCAACTCTTGACCAAAAAGTTGAACTGTTTGTTCTAGGAAGCATTTCTTCTCCCATTGCAGTTGCAAATTGTGCAGTCTTTTTTAACAGTGGCGCACCTAAAGATGCGCTTAAACGAAGTCCACCATATACTTGATAAGCCTTACCAAGAGTCATTGCTCCTGCCGCGTGCATCAACCAAGGGATTCTTCCGAATCCAAGTTTGCGCTCAATACCATTAAGTAGTTTATTTGTTGAAACCGCGACATCTGCAATTTTATCTAAAGACTGGGCAGTAACTTGAGTTGTTGTAGAAGCCCCAATCCTAGCATAATCGCTTAGTTTTTTTACTGATTCAGCAGTAACTTCAGAGTTTCTTGCGAATCTTGATGCATTTTCAATTCCGACATTTAAGTTTGCAAGAGCCGATTCAGCTTGCTTTGCTGCTTGAGATGCTTGAATAACTTCTTTTGATCTCAAAGAAAATTGTTCCGGATTCCCAGTTTTGAATGCATCATCAAGAAGTTTGTTTGCATTAGTTACAGCGGTGCGAGAATCAATAAATGCAGCTTCGACAACTGGCTTTGCTTCAAGCAATGTTTTACCAGCATTGATAGCAACCATGCCTTGTTTGATGTTTTTTGCTTGTCTTAAATTTCTTGCGATTGTACCAACTGATCCAAGACCAGCCATACCAGCCGTGACCGCTAATCCAGCCCAATCGGTAGGAATTACACCAT